TTACAGGTTGTAAAAATAAAAGCACAAAAAGTTTTTAAGGAGATACTTTTAATTTTTGATTTTTGATTTTCAAAAAATATTTTTCAGAATTATAAAAAAAAATAAAATTTAGAAAAACAAAAAAAAACTTTTCTGAAAAATCAGAAAGTCGGAAAATAAAACTTTTTTTGAAAAATCTAAATCCGGAAAAATAAAATTTCAACACACACACAAAAAATGTGTGTGTGTTGAAATTTTTTTTCAAAATACCAAAAAAAATTTTTTTCTTTAATAATTTATTTTAAAGGTCGAAATAAGGGTCTTAAATTTTGGCGATATTTTGAAAAAAAATAATTTTGAGTTTTTGGTTTTGATTTCTTAAAATTTAGTAAAATTTATGAAAATTTATGAAAAAAATCATAAATTGTAAATTTAAATTTAAAATTAAGCTATATATAATAAAATGGAAATTCAAAATAATAAATTTAAATGCGAATATTGTAATAAAATTTTAAGTAGTAAATCATCTTTAAATTTACATATTAAAACAGCAAAATATTGTATAAAAATCCAAGATAAAAATAAAGATAAAATGGAAAAATATATATTTGATTGTGAATATTGTTTAAAAAATTTTTCTACGAAACAAAACTTAAACACACACTATAAAAAATGTAAAAATATAGAAGAAAAATCCTTTATCGGAGAAAAAGAAAAAAAGCTAATTATGTTAGAAATTAATTTAGAAAATTTTGAAGAACAACTTCAAAAACAAAAAAAAGAATACGAAGAACAACTTAAGATACAAAGAGAAGAATATAAAGAACAAATTAAAGAGCTTCAAGATAAATTAGAAAGAATAGCAAATAAAGCGATTGAAAGACCAACTACTACCAATAATACAACTACGACAAATAACACTCTAAATATTAGTTCTAGTATAGATTTCAATGATGTAGATAAAGTAAAAAATATTATTGAGGATAAGCTAGACATTAGATATGTTATTGATGGCCAAAAAGGTATTGCAAACTTTATTAAAGATAACATATTAACAGATGATAATGGCGAGTTAATTTATGTTTGCACAGATCCAAGTAGAGGTGTGTTTAAGTTTAAAGATACTACAGGTGAATTAAAAAAAGATTTAGAAGCAAAAAAACTTACAACATATATACTCGAAGGTGGAATTAAGAAGAAAAGTGCTGTTATAGGTAATGAATGGTGCAAGGATGATACAGGTGAATTTGATATGAAAAAATTTACGATACTAATGGTCCCACAACAAAGCATAATGAATTTATCTCAAGATAATAATATTTTAAAGAGAGAATTAGCATCACTTACAAGTTAATTTTTATACTATTTTAGAATAAAAATTGTAATATTTTTGACAGATATCAACCTTTAGTTTCTTCCGCACCTCCTTCACTTTCTTTTTCTTCAATATCTGTTTTTTTATTTTGTTTTTTAGAAGAGCCACAACTTGAATCTTTATATAATAATCCTTTAGCTTCAAAGAATTTTTTTATTGAATCGCAAAGTGTATCTTTTGTTTGATTTATCCAAAATAATATTCTATTTGCTTCATTTTCATCTATACTTTCTAGATGGGTTATCATTTCAGGTATTTCATTAAAAAAATTTTTAATTTTTTTGATTTTATCATCTTTATTTTTTTTCATATCTGTAGTTGTAACTTTAAAACCTTGTATTACTTCCGGAATAGGTATTTTTAAGTTAAGTATTACAAGCTTTAAAAGTTCTTCTTTATTCCACCTACCTGTACTACAAACAACACCTGTTTTTAATTTTCTAGTATCTTTTGTTTCTAGGTATATTTTTTGAGCTTCTTCATCGACTTCTGCTATACAAAATTTACCTAGTTTTGCTGGTTCTTTTGTTCCATCATTAATTTTTCCATAGTAACCATATGGATTTGTCGCAGCTTTTGCTATAGTTTTTCTTTTTTCTTTTTTAGAAGTATTATACAAGTTTATATTATTAATACCACAATCATCCCATCCTTTTTCTACATCTACTAAACATCTTAGTTCATCGCTTATTGAATGTATATAAAGTAAACTACCTACAATTTCTGATAAATCAGTTATGCTATATTTGTAAAACTCAAGAATTTTATTCCTAAAATTAGTATCAACACCTTTTATTTTCGCTATAATACTATTTTCTACTATCATAGATATCACATTTTTGGGCAAGGTAGATAACAAGTCTTTAAATTTTTTATTGTCATCAGTGTTTGATATAGTTTCAATAATTGTAGGTATTTGTTTTTCAAAATAAAACTCTAAGATATTCTCAAAACTAACACTTGAATTTAATATGGGATTTTTTGTATAATAAGAAAGCAGATAATTACCTTCAACTATCATATTATCTACTAAAAAATAAATATTATTGTTTTCGCGCAAATATCTAGGTAAATTATATTTGTCATATATTATAATATTATTAGTTATAAGTTCTCTTAACACATCCAGAACTTCAAATTGAGTGTAATTTATTAGTATGTCAAGTAAATCTTTTAGTTCTATTTGAAAATAGGTTCTAAAAGTTAAGTTTATAATTTCTTTAATCTTATTTTTATCACCTTGATTATAGTATAACTGAAATGTAGAATAATCTTCATCGTATAAATCTTCATTCTTATAATATCCGCTAGGTATATCATCGCAACTATATTCGCATTCCATATAGTCACAATCAGCTTGATAATTATTATCACGTATGTTTCTTTTATAATTTAGAGCACAATCGAACGCGCTTTCTTTAATTATTCGTTCAATTCTTTTAATGTTAACATCTTTTATTTCGGATCTTTTATACATAAGAAGGTCAACTGAATACTTGTAGATAGGTATTTTTTTTCCATTTTTTATTTCAATTGGTACAGCAACATACTGGTATATAGTATAATTAGGATTTATAATATCAAGTCGAGAATCAATCGGTTTATTTAATTTTCTATTTATTTCTTCTGTTAATTTTCTATAACTAGTAGACTGGTTATTAATATAATTTTCAACATCTATATCATTTTCAATAGCAAGTTTTACTATTTGTTCATTAATCAAATCATTATGCGAACCAAATCTATATCCTCTTGCAATTGCTTGAGCTGTCTCTGAATAATTAAAATGAGGAGTTAGGATATGTACTTCTTGAATATTTTTAAATGAGTAACCTTCGGATATTAGTCTTGACCCGATAATTACATTAATATATTCTCCGTGTAAATTTCTAGGTTCATTAAAATTTTTCATAATTTTTCGAATACTATTATCATCTGTATCACTTGTAAATAATGTGTATCTATTTTTTTTAGAATCAAGAGTAGTTAACGCGGTTGCTGGGCTAAAGTCAAAAAGTTTCAAAATTAAAGAAAATAATATAGACCCTGAACCATTAACTATGGAGCAATATACAAATGAAGATTTGCCTTCTTTTGAAGCACGTAAAATATTTTTAATGGTCTCTGCATATTTGGAAGAAAACTCACCAAGATTTTTTAAACTTTGCGTGTAATTTTCATCATCGTCTTTATCAATAATTAACTCTTTAAGACTTTCTTTTAAAGAATAAGTTATTTTACCAGTTAAATTATTTTTTGTTTTAGTAATAAAACTATTAAAGCCTGCTTTTCCATATGTTCCATCTGGAAATACAAATAAAGAAGCTTCTCTTGAAGCGAAATAATAAGCATCTTCTTTTTTGCCACTGATTTCTTCTTCATCTTCCTTAATATCTTCTTCATTTTTTTTGTTATTTGTAAATATACTGGTACAAACCTTACTTTGAAATAAACTCATTAATTTTTCATCTACAATAAAATATTTTAAATCAGAAATATTTTTTTCTCCAATAAATTTTTTTTTAATCTCCGAAGACATGCTTTTAAGATATGAAATTTTACCTTTTAATAATTCCTTTAACTCGTCTATTTTTTCTTCTTTTAGAGTATAATTTCTTTGAAGTTTTGGTACTTCTTTTTCAAAATTAAAATATTCGTCAATAAAACTTTGCTTTACAGGTAATTGCTTATTTAAAGGAACTATTAAGTTAATAATATCTGAAAAATCTATTATACTATCCTTTATTGGAGTTCCGGACATCAATAATATTTTGCAATTTTGAACTAAATGAAGCATTCTATGGAGTTCCTTATATACATCAACCTTTGGATCATCTTTTTCTTTTAATTTTATATTATGTACTTCATCTATAACTATAATTCTGTTTGAAAATTTATTTATTATTGCTTCATCAGACATATTTCGAACTTTTTTAGCCATCCCGTAAAAAGTATAATCAAAGTTATAAAATTCTTTAACTAGTTTATTTATGCGAGTTGTTTTAGTTTTTAATGTTAGATTGTCAAAATTTGCAGGTATATACTGACCACTTGTACATTTGTTGACTAGTTCATTTTTAAAGTTGTTTAATAAACCTGGGCCTCCAGCTAAAATTATTGCTTCCTTAAAAGATGATTTTTCTTTTCTTATCTGTTCTATAGCTCCAACTGCAGCGCATGTGTTATGAGTAACACTAAAGTCTCCAAGTAAATATCGGCGGTTACCATCTAAAGTAAATCCGTAATAATTGTCCCTTCCAACATGTGTAACTTTTATAGATGATAATAGATTGTCTTCTGTATCTTTATAAGTCTCTAAACTTTTGAATAAACTTTTAATCGGAATATTAAGTAAAAATTTACCTTTTATTACTATAGTACTTTCTTCTTTTTTATAAGATGTAAAACCTAGACTTCTTGCTATATAAATAATATCATCAAATATTTTTTGTTTATTTAACAAATAAGTTATTTCATAAGAGTTATTTTTAAAAATTCCATTACTATCTATCAAACCAGCTAATAAATTCATTCTATTATGTATGGAATTAAATTTGTACTTCTCTGGGACAAATTCATAATTGAAGTTACTTTCTGTTGAAAGCAAATTATATCCAAAACAATAAGGATGTACATCTACTTTTTGTCTCTTAAAATAAACGGGTACTTTGTAGGCTTTAAGCAAATTTTGTTTTTTCTTTGGTAGATTAAGATAGTCTTTAACTTCTATTTCTAGAATTTGCTCCCAACTAATCTGTGATTTAAACTTTAATGCGTCTCGTTCTTTTTCTATTTTATCAAGTATAGAATCATTCTTAAAAATATATTTTTTCAACATAAAATTATTATTTTCAATCCATTCGACAATATAACTATTATCTTCGTAATATAAAACAGGATATGTAGGTACTTTTAAACATATAATATGTTCTTGATTTACTACATAACTATCACCTCCATTTAAAGGTGAAATTTCATACATTTCGTCTTCACCTCTAGCTAGAGATGTTACAACTCTAGGAGTAGAATCATCACCCATTAACATTTCTCCGACTTGAATATCTTGTACCATTTTAATTTGTCCATTACTCATAATTATAGGAGTGTCGATTTTATGACATTTTCCGGAACCCATCTCCCATAGCAATAATAATCTATCATAAGGAGTTCTTGATGAAAAAAATCTAGAAATTGTTTCTTGAGCTTTTAATAAGTCACCTTTTTTTGGAAACTCTTCGTAAGGTCCTAATATGTTATCATTAAACTCTTTTTTTTTAAATATGGCTAGATTAAAATTTTCATCGTACGTGTTTAGAAAATCATATTCGGTATTATAGTTATTAATATTGGGATATTTTGGTAAAAATTCAGTTATATCTTCTATTAACATTTTTTATTATATACTACAATATTTAAATTTAAATATTTTATTCACTGCAATTGCACAAATGTTAAAGTAAAAATATCAACTCTAACTATGCATTTAAACTTATAACGAGAAAATAAAATTGAATTTAAATATTTGCTTTTCTATAATTTAGAAATAATAACATGAACGATTTTTTACTTTTTGACAAGGCGATGGTTGAGTATAAAAAATTTATAGATGAACAAAAAGAAAGCACACATAGAGATAGTTTTGATGAAACTGGAAGTTATACAGATGAAAACATAAGCGACGATGATTTTGATAAAGAAGATTACGAAGAAGAAAATATTGATATAAAGAATCTGAGTATAAATGAGCCTGACACAACATCGTCAAAATGTAAACATATAAATATTTCAAATGAAAATGGTTTAACAACATGTTTCGATTGTGGTAAGGAAATTGAAAAAACAATATTTCAGGACAAGGAGTGGAGATACTATGGAAATGCTGATAATAAAAGAAATTCGGATCCTAATAGAGTTCATATTCGAAAAATTGAAGATAGAAATATATTTAAAGATGTAGAAAATATGAAATTTAGCGACAAAACTATATCTTTGGCAAATCAAATTTATTTGGAGGTAACAAAAGGTAGCATCTACAGGGGTAGCTCCCGCAGGAGTATAATATTTGCTTGCGTGTTCAATTCTCTAAAGGCACTAGGTAAACCGCAATCTCATGAAAAATTAATGAAAATTTTTGATTTAAGTAAAAAGAATGGGCTTAGAGGTCTTAAAATTGTCAATTTAAATGCACGTAAAGATTCTGTTATTCATACAACATATATCACCCCTGCAAATATTATTGATGATATCATGGATAAATTTGATGCTAGTCAAGAACATAAGAATGAAGTAATTAAGCTGTATGATAAGATAAAAAATAAATCATCAAAAATTAATAGAAGCAGGCCGGGTTCTATAGCATCTGGTATAGTATATTTTTGGATATCACTTAAGAATATAAATATATCTTTAAAGGATTTTGCTACTAAAGTAGACCTTTCAGAACTTACTATTTTAAAAATTGCGAAAGAAATATCAGAAATTTTAGCAATAGTACCAGAATGCTGGTTATAATAATTTCATACTTAATTAAGTATAAAATTGTGGGTAAATATTTATTATTGATAAAAATTTTTAAAAGAAAATAGATTTTTTATGAGTTAAATTTAGGTTGAAAGATGAAAATATGTTTAGATACGCGAGTTTGTGGTTAGAAATTCTATTTTCTTTTTAATAATGAATAGAAAATACAATTTAAAGATCTCTAAATCTAATCTTTTTTTAAAAAATAAAAAAGATTAGATTTAAAGACAGAATTCAAAAAATGTGTAACCTGTGAAAAAATGAAAAATAAAGAAGAATTTCGTAGAAATTTTAAAAACATAGATAGACTAAATGAAACTTGCATATCATGCTATAAAATTTGTAGGAGTAGAAACAAAATAAAAAAATAAAAATAGTTATATAAATTTTTAAACTACA